TAAATTATGGCCTTCTCGCTTTGCTGATGCGCGACCCTTGGCATTCAATCCACCTTCTGGATTCTTACCTTCAGATCTTTGCCAAGCAGGAGACTTTGCCATAATGCCCTCTTACAAAAAACGGGAGCGTTACCAAACGCCCCCGTAATATCGCATACCAAGGAGCAAATTAGTAGTGCGAAGCTTTACCGCGAGGTGAGCCAGAAGCAGCTGACGAAAGAACGCCACCGCCGCTTTTGCGGGCTGGACGAGCGGCATGAGACATAACGGCTTTACCGCCTTTTTTCATGCAGCCGCCATGAGCTTTCTCAGCCTTGCCGCCTTTTTTGAAGCGTTCAGCTGTAACGAATGAATCGTCTTCAGTTCCTGATTTTTTTGAAGAAGCAGAAGCGCCTTGAACCTTCTTGGAATCAGTTCTTGTGTAAGCACCCATAGTAATCTCCTAAATTAAGCAGCCGTAACCGCAACGCCAGATGTGCTACCATTTGGAACAGGGCCAGCAACAACAACCGTAGCCGTTGCAGAAGCCGTCCAAGCTGTAGCGCCAGTGACCGTGCAGCCATCAAGAACAATCTTTCCGCCCTGGGAAGCATTGAAGCTTATGACACCCGCAACAGTGCTTGTTCCTGTATTGATGAAGGTGCAACCCTTAAACAACTGGAAGCGATCAATTGAACCAACTGAATTGGCGTCAATAAACCAAGGAGACGTTGCCGTTGCATACATCGGGAACAAGCAGTTCTGGAAGACGTTACGCTGTGACTGAGCCGCAAACTTAACTGACGCATTCGCCGCAGAACGGCTGATTGTGTCGAGGCCAAATGTGCAGGAGTCAAACGTATTTTCGTCGCCGTTGTTCAGATAAACGCTATACGAACCGGCGCGAGCAGCACCATTCGCAGCGCCCATGCCGCCGAACTGGACATTACTGAAGTAATTGCGACCACCGCTAATTTCAGCAAGCTGCTCGTCTGTCGATGCCTGACCCACACCTTGAAACAGGCTGAAGTTAGCAAAAATACAGCCAGAAGCTGAAATCGTCATCAAAGGATTGATGTTTGTCGTTTGCGTCGTTGTCGTTGAGATGCGAGCGCGTTGCGAAATCATCGTTGGCGCAGTAACGCCAATAAGGTGAGTCGCATTCTTTGCCCATGTCAAAGTTGACGTAAGACGCGCCGTGCCAGTTGTTGAGCCATCGCCAATAAGGACGATAACGTCATTGTTGCCAGCCGTTGCTGAATTATAAGCAGCAGTTAGCGAGGAAAACGGAGTTTCTGGCGAAAGACCGTCATAGGCGTCAGAGCCTGTGGCTGGATCAACGAAGAAGTAAGTGCCTGTAAGCGGAATGCCGCCGATGTTCCCAAGAACTGGAACACCAAACGACGTAATACCATCTGGGAAATTAGTGAGAGCCATTGGATTCTATCCCCTGGGTTAGCTTCCTAGCCGGCAGGTTTTTTACCCTGACGATTTCGGGAGTGGCTGTAGCGAAAGGAACGAGAGTTATTAGGCTCTCGAACGATGAAAGGGGGCCAAAGCCCCCTATCACTATTAGGTTGGGAAAGAACCAAATATTGAACGCCAATTATAGTATCCAAAACTATAACGTTCATAGCCCTTCACCAAAAGATTGTCTGTAACAAAATCTACCTGCATATCTGTCTCAAACTTGACGCGCTCCATGTAGGAGAGACCGTCAATGTTTGTCAGCAAGAACCAAGCGCGCGTTGACGTCAGATAGTCATTGACCATGTAGCCTTCTGGGAGTCCCCCAGCAGTCATCATGATCGCATTGACGTCGTTGTTTGCAGTGCCTGGGCGCAATTCGGTTTTTGTCAGACGAATTGCAGTTGGCTCTAGAGCAGGCGGAACAACAAGACGACGACCGCGAGCAAACACCTTCAGACCAGCTTGGTCTTTGAAGTTTGTTCTTATCGAAATCATGCCGTTAAGCAGCGTTGATTCGTTTAAGTCAACATCAACAGCAGGACGGTTAGCAACCGTGCCGCCATCAATCGGATGGTTCGTTGCAATAAGAGCAACGCCGTCACCGCCGATAGAAGCATTATACGTCGTTGCCGTGTTTAACACGTTGGCGCCGTAAATTTCCTTCGTCTGCTGAAACGACTCAATGAGGCCAAGGTTTGATGGCATAAACTGTGTCTTATACAGGTTATCATCAATTGCCTTACGCGTAATCGCATAGCCCAGAGCAATTTCAGTGTGCTCTTGGTTATAGATGTAGCGTTCGCCAGCTGCGTTATCGAATGCGGTCTGACCGCCTTCGGTTTTTAACTGAGCGAGACCAAGGAAGCGCATCTCAGCGGTGCGTTCCAGAGCCATCTTTGAGTCATGCTTCGTGAAGATCTTGTCGTATTGCGACGGGATCTGCTCGTATTTGCCTTCAACGCCCCGTAGACCAGGGAGGAGAAGGTCTTTAATGGCAGAGAGATTAACAGCCATAGTTCCTTACTCCTTAGATCGTTACAAGCGTCTTGGTTGAGACGTTCAAGAAGCCAACAATAACGTAGTTAGCGTTCGAGGCCGTATCAGTGCCATTCGAGCCTGGTGGGTCAGTGACAAGACTGATGACGCGGAATGGAGCCGTCGAAGACGTTCCAAGCGTTTCAACAAACATGCCAGAGATGCCGTTTGATGTATTGCCGCTTGAACCGCCAGCGAGCGAGATCGAAGCGCCAACGCCAGCTTGCGTCACATTCGTGGTGCTGCCAGCTTGGACAAGGAAACGAGCGTTTGGATCGTTTACGACGTAGGCATAGACAACGCCATTGTTGTCTGAACCTGGCCAGAAGTTTGACCAAACAGTTCGCTTTTGAGAGACTGAAAGATATTTACAGCCTTGAAAAACACCAGCAAGCTGAGTCGTCGGCGCGTCACCCGCGCGTGTGATCGTGCCATCGGCGTCTTGAAGGACGGCATCACCGTAGAAAATAGCAGTCGCATAGTTGGAAGCGATAAGCATCTCGACCTGTTCGTAGGTCGGAGCAGAACCGTTCCCGCTATACTGACGAAAACCGAACGGCGCAAACGTATTCGCCATGACGGGTTCTCCTTTGATAGGAGGCTCATCATCGCGCGCCGGGGCGACTATAGAACCGGGGAATTGTTAATATCTCCGCACCGGGGGAGACGGGGCAAGCGCAACTGCACCGGGAGCGCGCTCATAGATAGCCTGTAGTAATTATTGCAAACATAATCAGAAAAGTAAAGAGCCCCGAAATTTCTTCCGATGGCTCTTCTATTTAGTAACAAACTTGGTTTGTTATTTTTTACTTTTCTGGAATCGGCATTGCCTCAAACGATTTTTTAATGTTTGGCTTCACTTGGGCGTGATCGCGCGTCATTGTGCCATCAGGCGTTCCAGAAAGCTGCTGCTCTTTGTGGCGAACCTGGGCGCGAGCTTTTGCAAACTCGCTTCGTCTGCGCTCATCAATAATCTCAGTAGGGCATTCCATAAGAATCATGCCATCACGCGTAATGATTTTATGATCCGTATTATGCGGCATCATATTTGGATGGCGCGATACAGGAACAGCAGTCCAGCCAGATCGAGCAAGAGATACCTGATAGGCAGGATCTTCCTCACCGTAAATTGTGTGGCGTTTCCACTCATATGTCCAGCCATCTGGGATGGTATCTAGATCGACAAAAAACTTGTCTTCTGCATCGCTTACTTCGTCTTTTAAATGCCCACGCAGTTCTGCGGCGCGCTGGGCTGCGCGTGTTTTTGAGTCATCCTCACGCATAGGGCCTCTCAATACATCCTCTTGTGTCTCTGTAACTACATTTTGCTCATCAGGGCTTATGTTTAAAAGCCCACGAGGGCGCGTATTTCTTTTAATAACAGGTTCCATCTATATATCTCCGTTAATGTGCGAGCTTACCTTCTTCGCGGAGTGCAAGCATTGCTGTGGCGTATTCCTTTTCAGACATGCCCATCATTTTAGCCGTTTCAGCCTGTTCTCTTGTCAAGCGAACAACGCCAGGACGCGTTCCGTTGCCACGAGACACAGGCGCCGCTGGAGGAGAAACAGACTTGCGAGGCGCAGGAGCAGAAGCCGCCGATAAAGGCTCTGGAGCCTCTTCTGCCGCCTTGCGGATACCAATACGCTCTTCAATAAACTCGAAATACTCAGGCGTATCTGGCTCAATGCCGTCATCCATAGCATCTTCATGAGCGCGGAACATTTTTCTGATGCTGCGCTCATCTTTTAAGGTGTCGCGATTATCACGCAGCCACCTTGCAGACGTTGGCGAAACAGCTTGCGCCATTTGTTCAATTGGGTCTACCGCTGGAGATGCAACTGGCTTAACTTTTTGAGCCGCCGACTCATCAATCTGTTCTTTAAGGGCCTTCTCACCCCTTTTCAGATCAGATAATTGACGATCATTCTCAATCATCGCCTGTTGGATGTCTGCCGCCTTGTCAAAATCGCTTACCGACATTGATTCGCGGTAGGCATTCTTCAACATTTCTGCGCGGCTCTTAACCGTCTCAATAGCATTCGTCACCAATTGGTAATTTGTATCTTTTACCTCTTGATATGCCTTGTTGATCTGGCTATTTGCTTGCTGCGCACGGCGCTCTGCGTCAATTCGCGCTTGTTTTTCGTATTCAAGGCGCTTTTTTAGCTCTTGAATACCTTCTTCGGGAGCAATTTCTTCCGATTTCGCCTCTTTTTTCTCAGGTTTTGGGTCATCATTGACCTCAACCTTTAGCTCATCGTCCTTTTTTGGATCTTCAAGCTCTACTTCAATATGTTCTTGTTCATCAGACATATAATTCTCCTTACCAAACTTGATCTGGGCTCGAAATTCTTGCCTTTACTTGCGTATCAGCCATCATTCGGCACAAAACACCGTTAACTTTAATGCTCCAACCATCAGAAGGCCGAAACACGAGCCAATCATGCAAATTAAAGTTGGCGTTGTTGAACCATTGACCGTTTTCATCATTAAAAGCAGACGGCCCCATGCCAACAAGTAGACCTGTTTTGCCTTGGAAATGGTCTTCTGAGCGCATCGAATCAGAAAGATACAAACCGCTCTTTGTTTTCTCAGGGCGCACATAAACGGCCACAAGTATCTGATTGTTAAACATCTCTATATTGGACAGATCGCCAATTTCTTTGAGAATCTTTTCTTTTGGATCAACATCATGATCCATCAACATTGCCGACATTATGAGTTCCCCTTTCGTTACTCTCGCGCTTTTCCATTACATATGGCATCTGCTTCAGCCATATATTCGATCGCGAGGCGCAAACCCACGATCTTGCCGGCAATCTGCCGGTATTCCTGATGATCTGAGATTAAACCTAGAGACATATTCTCTTTTAGTCTTTCAATCTCGATCTCAATAAGTCTTTTGAGCTCATGCTCAAACATATGGGTTTTAGTAAACGTCGCCACAACCAGCCCCTTTCACTGGTCCCTTTTATATTAATGAGGCCGGCCGTCATAAAGGGGGATGACGACCGACCCCGATCGCTGCAACTACTTGCCGCGAGCCCTCTGTTTCTTCTCGATCTCAGTCTTTTCTTGGCGACCGGGACCAGATCCAGCACCCGCATCCATGTCTTTATAGGAACTGTAGACCTTGCCGCCTGCTTTGCGAGCAGGAGCGCCATGATGTTTTTTGGCAATATCCGTTTTCTGCAAGCGGCCTTCACCACTCACGGCGCCAGCCGTCATGTCCTTGTAGGAACTTGCAATCTTGGATATGCGACCGCCAGCCTTGCGGCCTGGAGGCATAGGCGGGATACCCGGAGCCGGCATGCCTGGAGGGCCGCCCATAGGCATTGCGGCTGGAGGCGGAGCGCCAGCCCCTGGCATAGGCACAGGGATGTTCGCAGGAGCCGAAGGCATACCGCCAGCCATGTCTAATGCTGGAGCTTCTGGGCCAGCTTTGCGGCCAGCAGCGATAACGATGTTAATATTCGTCTTGCCCTTGGCGCGAGTGCGGCCGCCGGATTTGCGAGCATCGCGTTCACTCGTAAAAGAGTCAGCCGTGCCGTGAGCGTCGTCCTTGTCGTCAGTAAAATAATCAGCTTTTTTCTGATGCTGACCGTCAAGGAAATGCTTGACCTGATATTCACCGCTGCCAGGATTTTTGTAGATCTTTGCGGTTTTCTTGCCTTCGCCAATTGTTTTCATCAAACGCAAAGCAGAAGAGCCTCCATATGTAGAGCCGCCCCTTGCCTTGGCAGAACCGCCCTTTTTGTAGTTCTGATATTTGCCGGAACGCTCTGCCGCTTCAGCTGGCTCTGGAAGCGAATCATCGCCTTTGAGCGCGCGGTTTAAAGCGCCTTTGTCTTCCTGCGTATAGTTGGCTGTTCCCATCTTTCCGACTTGGCTGTAGTCGCTGCCCTTTGGCTTGCCGACCATCTTCTCCAGCATGCTGCCGCCGCCAGCGCGTCCAGTGCGGCCTTTTAATAAAGCCTTGATAGCTGAAGATTCTTTGCCGCTAATGCGATTCCCAGATCTATTAGATGAAGCAATAGCCTTATTTACCGAATCTTCATTATATTTAGGCGTATACACATTCTGAGCAGCGGTTGTTCTTTGAGGCGTTTTTGAAGAATTAATATCTCCGCCATCTGCCTTTTTAATCTTACCGCCCTTCTTGGCGCCACGGGCAGCATTGATCATAGCTGCTTCTTGCAAGCGGCTCTTGGTCTGCTGCTCTTCGTCTGGGCCGCGCTGGATGCTGCGCATAACAGCATAGGCTGGGCTGATCTTTTCAAGAACGCCGCC